TGGGGAACGCTTGGGTGGAAAATCAAGGAAGATGCGGCCGTAGTGTTTGGGCGCCCAAACTTCTTCCCTGTCCGCCGGGACATGGCGGATGATGCAATAGGTTTCCGGGCCGCTTCCCTGACAGATTCCTGGACAGGCGTTACCCGGTGGAATCCAAAGATTCAGAAGGTTGCTGTAAAGGCAGCCACTCTAATGATGGGCAACAGCGCCTTTGAGTATATCTCCAAAGGTGAGGGAGCCATTACGGATGCTGTGTCTTATGCCAAGACCACAATCATCATTCGATCGCTGGTTGTCGCCCGAGACAACATCTTCGGCAACTACGGCCATCTGGCTTTGCTGGGAGTAAGCCTTGGGGACATGCTCACTGGCTCAAAAAACAAGTTCATCGAAATCACTGAGTACGTAAAGAACAATGAAGAGATCCTGAGACTGACGGTACGGCTTGCTTCTGACATTACCAATAAAGGTGAAGTCAGCCGGATAAAGGCCCGTATCCGGTCGCTGGAGGATGTGAACAAATCTCTGTCGATCCAGCCTCTGATCGAAGCTGGAGAATTCTCCACGATCTCGGAGAGCCTGACCGAGGCTGATTTGGCAATCCGGGAAGGAAAGCTGTCTGAGTATTTGGAGAAGAGCCTGGATAAGCTTCCAGGCTTTGCCAAGACCCTGGGCAAGAATGTCCTGATCACAAAGGATACAGAACTCTTCCAGGGCTTGAACAGGATGGTTCAGTATGGGGATTTTGTTGCGAAAGCGATCCTCTACGATCACCTCACCAAAAAGAAAGGTGCAGATCCGAAAGAGGCGCTGACGGCGATTGCGGAAGAGTTCGTGAACTATAACCGCTTGTCTGGGCGTGGCAGGGATTACCTAGAGTCCGTGGGGCTGCTTTGGTTCTACAACTACAAGCTGCGGATTACCAAGATTGCAGTCAAGGCAATCAGGGAGCGCCCGCTTTCTGCCCTGATGATGGTCGGCTTTATCACTCCGCCTCTGGGGCTGGATAACGTGGTTGAAGCCAACATTGTTGGGACAGCTGTGGATGGATCGATCGATTACTCATGGGGAACTGAGATGGGCCGAAACGCCTGGAGCACCAACCCATGGTACAACTTAATGAATTAACGATCAAAACTGCCAAGTTTTGCTTGTTAGACTAGATCTGGTGGGCTAGGTAGGAAGGGTAGCTAGGCATAGCGAATTCTCCTCCCTGAACGAACCATGCCCAACCACTCACGAAGCTAGAGTGAAGCCCCCTAAGTTTGCATCACGGTGGGGGCTTCACTGCTTCAGAGACACCTAGCCATCCTTGTGCTTTTTGTAGGCTGTCCAGGCAATGGCGCCTAGGAGAACCAATCCAGAAAGCAGTAGGAGATGCAGTCCCAGGGCCATGGCTAAGCCGAGTACCCCGGTGACTACATACATCACTAGGCAGGCATATAGGAGCACGCCTAGTAATATCAGCATCAGGCTGATGCTTTATTCTTTGGAGAGAAGATCGACTTCGGAGAAGGCATTTCGGCTGCAGGAGCTTCATCCTCTTCCTGAAGGCCTTCGTCGATCACCTCTTCTTCCTCAGGAGCTTCATCTTCAACCTTTGGTGCAGGCTTCAGATTCAGCTTTTTTGTCGATACCGGGGTATCAGCCACAGCTGCCAGCTTCTTGGGAGCTGGTGCAGCTTCCTTGGGTTCCCCTGTGGGAGCAATGTCCAAAGTGGCGGTGAAGCCATTCTCGCCACGGCCAGCTTTCAGGTCTACGCTGATTTCCTGATCATCAGAGATATTGATCTGGGTGTGGACGTAGGACTGAATGGCGACGAGGATCTCGTCCTGGTTCAGAGTGATTTGCATTGAGCGTATCCTTTCAGGATGTTTTGGTTAGGGCCTCATACCCATAGAGTGCGATGAGGGCAGCTTCAGCTCTGCCGTCATCCTTTACCCGCTTGAAGTCAGCGGCGTTGGTTGGGAACCTCTGAGTAGCAAGTCCGCGGCTTACGCCCTTGTCGCTACTCAGCCCGAAATACTTCTTCCATTTCTGAGGAGTCACAAACTGCATAGGAAGCTTGTGGGCTGCGATAGCCATCTGTAGGGCGCCATACCCCTCACCGAAGCGGAAGGTACTGCTGACGCCTTGCTTAGGCATTGCATGGACCTTCTCAAGCACTACCCCTGTAGTGGTGGGATCGAACTCAAGGAGGTCCAGTAGGGACTGCATATCCAGGATAGCCCTGCCCTTTGGGTCTTTGTAGACAGGCATATCTGAAATGCTCAAGGTGTTCTCGAGAGGCCGGTACAAGGCCAGCGCTCCCGAGTACCCTGGATCAATACCGATCAGCAGCATTACTTGCCGAACGACAATTTCTTGGTTCCACCTGGGCGGCCAGAGCCTGATGAGCCAGCACCCTCTTTGGCACCTTTGGCACGATTGATATCTTTGCCATCGTTCTTGGTTTTCCAGGCAGGCATGAACTCAGGTTCTGTGGCTTCCCGGCGATACTCTGCAACCGTCATGTCAGTCTCAGAATGGAAGACCTTGGAGATGGTATTCTCAGTCCGGGTATCACCAGTATTTTCATACTTCTTGGTGTCCTTATTAAGTTTCTGCTTGTCCACGATCTGGCGCAGGATGCCGAGCTTCACTTCCTTGCCGATCATGCTGGTAAGGACCATGACATTCTTCGGCAATTCTTTCTTTTCAGAAAAGTCGTAAAGCTTGACGACTTTCTCTTCAGCTTCCTGATCTACCAGTCCCTCGCCAGAGCCGAGCAGACAAATGTCATCAATGGTGGTGAACCCAGGCAGTGGGCTCTTGGTGACTTTTCCATCCTTGGCGTCTTTTGGGATGTAGAAGTTGTCGCCATTCCGGTTGGTGAACCAAATGGTTTCACGGAATTCCGTGCCTCCGATGTCGGCATGGATCGTGATGCTCTGGGCCTCTGATCCAGGCTGTCCGGATTTGCCCAGATACATCAGTTTGACTTTGGCAGGATAGATGCCTGAAGGAACTTGCTGGCCTCCACCGAGCACATCCTGGGCCTCTTCCATACCTTCGGTTGTCAGTTTATCGAAAATTCCCATTAGGGTCTCCTTGGGTTTGATTGGTTTTGGTGTGGTGTGCTGCGTCAGTTGTAGTAAGCGTTCAGATGGTCGAGCAGCATTTGAGCGTCGTTGTCCATGTAGGTCTGATCAACTGTGAACATTCCCATGGGAGACCGGATACGCTCGTTCACGGTCTCTTTTGTCAACTGGGTCTGGAAGACATGCTTGTAGCCAAGCATCTCATCCTGATCCGTGATATTGAGCAAATCGGATTTGTATTTTTCCAACTGCTTCATTTGGGTCTTTTTGGTTGAGACTACAGTTGAGAAATAGGCCTCGACTCCGTTATTCTTCAGGGCTCCCTTCACTGGGATACATGTCTTCATCTCCATGGATTTCTCGTCCAGGTCTGAACGGGTATGAGCCAGGAAGATTACTGACTTGTCAGAAGAGGCCACATGGGCCTGCATCAGGTTCTTGAGAAATTGACCGTAATCTCCCCAAGCCTTCATTGTGTTATCCGCACCGACGATGTGGCGGGATTCAAACATATCCATCAGGAAGGTCAGAGTGTCTACCACGATTACATCGTAGTCTGTATTGCCTTGGGCGTGGGAAAATGCCTCGTAGACTTGGTAAGGATCCACGATGACGTGGGTCTCGAAGTTGTTCCGGAAGGGAAGACGCTTGCCTGCTTCACAGTTCAGGTACATCACCTTCTCCTGATTCCGCAGGTTCGACAGGCTGGCAGACTTACCTGAGCCACTTTCCCCCGAAATCATGATAAGCTGGTCGTTGATAAACTGGTCGTCGATAGTCTGGTCGTCGATAAGCTGGGTCATTTGGTTCCCTTGTCTGTTGAAATTTTGTGGGCAGTTTTTCGACGCAGCCTATTAGGGCCATTGCTCAGGTCGTCACCCATGTCCCGGTTAAGGGTTTGGCGTGCAGCTGGGGTCATGCCACCCGGTTATCCCGTTTCCGCTACTAACCGGAAAAAGGAATTAGAGATCCCCCCACCTATGAACGCACAAGGATTGTGGTGGGGGGATCGGCATACCCCTGTCAGGTGCTAGGAGGCACCTCAGGGGGTATTTGCAAGCTTCTTGGCTACCGTCACAAGGATGGTCTTCTGAAGCTCGTCATCAGTGAGCTTGTTGGACAGGCGGCTATTGAACGCTGTGACTTTTTGTTCGACCTCAGCGTACTGCATACCAGCGTCAACAAGCACCATGGCGAACTTGAGCATTTGGTTATTCCGATTGCCGTCAGCAATGCGTTGAGCAAACCACCGCTCCAGACTGTCTAGAGACGCCAGCTCTTTCTTGCTCTTGTCGTACAACTCATTCTTTTTGGTCTTGGGAACGAATGGTAATACGTCCAGAAGCATACCGCCCATGTTGTAATGGTATGCCCCTTTAGGGTTGGTCATCCATTTTCTTGAGCGCTGATTGGCTTCCTTGTCCACGGGGAACGGCAACCATTCAACAATATTTGCCATGAACTGCGTGTAGTCTTCCTGGTCCAGGTTGAGCACATAATTTGTAGGCATGATCAGCCGGAACCGGTCTTCCCCAGGTGTCTGCTGGTGGCGCTTGGTGGTGTAGGTCATGAACGTGTACTCGCCCAGAAGCTTGTGCACAGCATCTATGTCTGCCCCACCATCGATATCCAAAACAACCATGTTGAAGCCGGGGATAGCATTATCCTCATTCCGGTGCTTGTCCTGGAAAGTATGGTTTGACCAATGGTAGTCCTTGATTTGGGTCAAGCCGTGAAGGTGCTCAAAGGGGATCACGTCAGGCTCGTAATCATGAGCAAAATCCTGCGAGTAGGATACTGACATTGCATCCAGGCTGGTCTCTTGCAGGGTCTCTCCCGAGAAGAACTCGATCCCG